CATCTATGATGACTACGAAGAGGCTAAAGATATGGTAGACAATGCTGAGAGCGTTATTGACGATGCTAAACGTGAGTGGAATAGTTCTCGTCTATCTCGTGCTTCAAACTTTGACTTACCATTTTAATTAAGTAAATAATCAATAATAAGATATAGAAATGGCTACAACTACTAGCATTACTACAACTTACGCAGGCGAATTTGCAGGGAAATACCTCTCTGCTGCCTTGCTAAGTGCTGATACTATCGAGGGTGGTGGTATCACGGTTAAACCAAATGTGAAATACAAAGAAGTAATGAAGAAGGTAGCATCTGATGCTATCGTCAAAGATGCTACTTGTGATTTCTCTGACACTTCAACGCTTACACTTACTGAGCGTATTCTTCAGCCTGAGGAGTTCCAAGTGAACCTTGAGCTTTGTAAGAAAGATTTCCGCAGCGATTGGGAAGCGATCCAAATGGGCTACAGCGCATTTGATAACTTGCCACCTGCATTCTCTGACTTCCTTATCGGCCACGTTGCTTCTAAGGTAGCTGAGAAAATGGAGAACAACATCTGGCAAGGTGTTAACGCAACTGCAGGTGAGTTCGATGGTTTCGAAACTCTATGGGCTGCTGATGGTGACGTTGTAGACGTAACAGGTACAACCGTGTCGGCTGCAAACGTTATCACTGAGATGGGTAAAGTAGTTGATGCTGTACCTACTGCTGTATACGGAAAAGAAGACCTTTACCTTTACGTTTCTTCTAACGTTGCTCGTGCTTATGTTCGTGCATTAGGTGGATTTGGTGCTTCAGGTCTAGGTGCTAATGGTTTGAATGGCGAAGGAACTACTTGGTTCAATGGTCAGAACTTGGCATTTGACGGAGTGAAGATTTTTGTTGCACCTGGTTTGTCTGACAATACTATGGCTGCTGCTCAGAAATCAAACTTGTTCTTCGGTACAGGATTGTTAGCTGACACTAACGAGGTTAAGTTGTTAGATATGGCTGACCTTGATGGTTCTCAAAATGTTCGTGTAGTAATGCGTTTCACTGCAGGTATCCAATATGGTATCGGTACTGAGATTGTATTCTACTCATAAGAATTAGTTTAAAACAATTTAAAGGGCAGGTGGGCTACAGCCTGTCTGCCCTTTTTTAATAAAAATATATTATGGCGTGTGTAATTACAGCAGGGCGTGCAGTCCCTTGTAAAGACGTAGTCGGAGGAATCAAAGCGATTTACTTTGCGAACTACGGAGACATCGGTACGGCTTCATTGACTTCCGATGAGATTACTGACTTAAGTAGCAGCTTCACGGCTTACAAGTATGATGTAAAAGGCAACTCTTCTTTAGAGCAGGCTATCACATCTTCTCGTGAGAACGGAACAACCTTCTTTGAGCAGACTCTAAATGTTACCTTGACTAAGTTGAGCAAGGAAGATCACAAAGAGATTAAACTATTGGCTTATGGCCGTCCTCACGTCTTCGTACAAGACTATAACGATAACTGCTTTGCAGTAGGTCTTGAGCACGGAGCAGATGTAACGGGTGGTACTATCGTAACGGGTGCGGCAATGGGAGACCTTTCAGGGTACACATTGACGTTCACCGCACAGGAGGTATTACCTGCAAACTTCTTAGCAGGAGCGACAGCAGCAGACCCATTCGATGGTTTAGCGACAGCAGTAGTTACAATTACCGAGGGAACTAACTCGTAATTGATAAATAAGTGTATATTTGTGCTCTAGGGCATAGCACTCTGGTTTGGTTAGAGAGGGGAGACGTTTAAGTACGTCCCCCTCTTTTGTTTTGTAACAATGTCTAGCCAAAAGGGTTAACCTATTATGCATATAGTAAGTACAACAGATAGCACTATCAAGTTTGTCCCTAGAGCCTACGACACATCGCTCTCTGTCGTTATTACAGACGAGGAGACTAACACGAGTAGCACAGAGTCATTAACGGGCACTAGAAGCCGTAATTATGTGGTTATAGACCCTTCCTACTCCTTCAAGGAGGGAAGGTTCTATACGATACGAGTAAGTGGCTCTAACGAGGTCTATAGAGGCCGTGTGTTCTGTACTGACCAAACCGATTACGAGAAGTACACGGTCAACCAAGGGCAGTACACGCAGTACAACTCAGACAATAACGGATACATATACCGATGAGTAACATAAGAATCGTAAACCTCAACAGCTACACTACCCCTGTGGTGCAGGAGAACAACCGCAAGCAGTGGGTTGAGTACGGAGGTGATAACAACTATTACCAATACCTTATAGACCGCTACAATGGGTCAGCAACTAACAACGCCATCATCAATGGTGTGTGTGAGTTGATTTATGGTAAGGGCATTGGTGCAACAGATGCAAGTAGAAGACCTGAGCAATACGCTCGTATGGTCTCAATGTTTTCCAAGCACTGCCTCCGCAGGGTAGTCTTTGATTTAAAGGCTATGGGCCAGGCGGCCTTCCAAGTTATTTATAACGAGGACAAGAGTGCCATCGCACAGGTTGAGCACTTCCCTATTGAGACCCTCCGATATGAGAAGATGAATGAGGATGGTGAGATAGAAGCCTATTGGTACAGCAAGGATTGGTCTATGATCCGCAAGAAGGGTTATGAGCCTGAGCGCATCCCTGCCTATGGGTATGGGAAAGCAGGCGATAAGCTAGAAATCTACTGCATCAAGCCATACAGAGCAGGGTACTACTACTACAGCCCTGTAGATTACCAAGGTGCTTTGCCATATGCTGAGTTGGAGGAAGAGGTAGCTAACTACCACATTAACAACATCAAGAATGGCCTTAGCCCTTCGATGTTGATTAACTTCAATAACGGGATTCCAACGGAGGAGGAGCGTGAACTGATAGAGCGTAGAATCATAGACAAGTTCTCTGGCACTAGCAACTCAGGCAAGTTCATCCTAGCGTTCAATGACAATAAGGAGATGCAGGCAACTATTGAGCCTGTTCAGCTTTCTGATGCCTCACAGCAGTATGAGTTCCTTTCTGAGGAGTCCTCACAGAAGTTGATGGTAGGCCACCGCATCACCTCACCTATGTTGTTAGGTATTAAGGATGGTTCAGGCTTAGGGAGTAACGCTGACGAGATTAAGACGGCATCGTTACTCTTCCAAAACACGGTTATCCGTAGCACGCAAGAGATGATTCTCGATGCTATGGATGAATTACTAGCCTACAATGATATTAGCTTAAACCTCTACTTTAAGACGTTACAGCCTTTAGAGTTTATTGACTACGAGGGGTTAGATGACGAGACTGCAGAGGAGCAAACGGGTCGTAAGTTCAGTGCTGACGATCCTGAAATTGACTTAGAGGATTTTCTTGAGCAGATAGGCGAAGATGAATTACAAGACGAGGAGTACGAACTCATTGATGTAGACAGCGAGTCTACAGAAGATGAGCCTGAGGACTTTGATGTTGAGGGATACCTTAACGGCCTTGTGAACCTATCTGCTAAGGAGGATTCATCTCAGGACAGCGAACTCTACAAGGTTCGCTATACTTATGTGAAAGGCACGAGTAAGACCCCTGACGGGGAGACTCGTGACTTCTGTAGAAAGATGCTACGCACTAAGAAGCTGTACCGCAAGGAGGACATTGGTATGATGTCAGCCAGGGGCGTGAATAAGAAGTTTGGCCATAAGGGTAGAAACTATTCTATCTTTAAGTATAAGGGTGGCCCTTCGTGTTACCATAGATGGGAGCGTAGAATCTATAAGAAGAAGATAACGAAGAACGGAGAGCCTTGGGGAGGCAATGCCCTTCAGGGTACTAAGTTTGTCAACGTGAACCAAGCTGTTAGAGCAGGGTTCAAGTTGCCAAAGAATCCTAATGAGGTGTCGGTAGCACCTATTGATATGCCAAGACAAGGACACCATCCAAATTACGGAAAATAATGGCTAAGGTTTTATTTATAAAGAAAGAGGACATTGTGCGTAACAGCACTATCAGCGGAAACCTAGATAGTGATAAGTTACTGCCGTTCATAGAGATTGCTCAGGAGATACACATACAGAATTTCTTGGGATCAAAGCTGTACGACAAGATACGAAACGACATTATAGCAGATACTTTACCTGCTGCATACGAGACGTTATTGGATGAGTATGTACAGCCTATGTTGATACACTACGCTATGACGGAGTATTTACCTCACGCAGCCTATACGATTGCGAATGGGGGTGCATACAAGCACTCCTCAGAAGCAAGCGAGTCAATGACTAAGGAGGAGTTGGATTTCTTGAGTGAGAAGCATAGAGATATAGCAGAGCACTACACAAGAAGGTTCATTGATTTTATGGCTTTCAATAACAACACATACCCTGAGTATAATCAAAGTCAAGACGATGATATGTACCCCGACAAAAACGGAGTCTTCAACGGTTGGAATCTCTAAGCATTACAAGCCGAAGAAGAAGAACGTTGAGAAGTTGAAGAAACTGATAAAGAAGATAGAGAAGAATGGCAACTGATGAAAAGGGCTACGGCTCAATCTACGGCTCTACCTGGTGGGGAAGTGGCGATGCATTCACCAATACGATAGGTTGGGGAAGTGCAATGTTTTACATATTAGACCCTGCACAATTCCAGAACAGAGCGTTAGCGGATGGAGCGGTAGTAGAGGCTTTTGAATGTGTTAGTAAGCAATTAAGAAGATACCCACAGGCGGACTTAGGTAGACAGTTGTTTGATGCCTACGACCTCAGAGTCGAGACGGCATCAGGATCAACTGAATCAAGAACCTGTACAATTAACGAACTAAACGATTTATTCTAATGAGTTTATATAAAGATGCAAGTTTGGTAATGATACCAAGTGCCTACAAGGATGGTAAGTTGTATAGTATTAGACCTACTGATGGTAGTGGGGACTTTACCTTTAGTAGGGGTTCAAATCTTGCTGCTACGAGGG